TCCTGTTTACCCTGCCAAACGGTGAGGGGGGGGGCAAGGGTCTGTAACAAAAATCGGGGACGTATATATATGCATTTTTTGTTGTTACAATTGTTACTTTGTTACTAAAACACCGTTTTACTCCCCAAAACACGCAAACATAGTTCCATCAACGCTTTTCTCCGATCTCCCTTTAAACCCCTCTGTAACAATTCTCAAAAATCAAACACCCAGGTCTGTTACAGGAGCCGATTTTTGTTACAAAACCTCTCTTGACAAATTCTTAAAAATATGCTATATAAATACCAGAAAAACAAAAAAGGAGGGCCAAAATGAAGAGAATGAGAATTTCAAAACAAAATACACTTTCTTGGTTATACAAAAACTTTGGCATAGGCGGAATTGAAAACTACGATCCCCGCCAAGTGGACGAAATACTTTCAGCGCTGAGAATTATTCTCCAAAATTGTGGGCTAATAGAGCTCGAATTTTTAGGCAAATTCCTTTTAAAACTCTCAGAAGATCCTACGCTTGTTGATAAGCTTTTAGATGAACTTAGCTTTTAAAGGAGGTGCAAAAATGAAGAACGCAGAAAACAAAAAGAAGGTAGAAAATATACGCTTAATAGAAGTTTATGAAGATTTTACGGTAGAGCCTCGGGGAATATATGATATAGAATGGAGGTTCAAAAGAATTTCGCTAAATTATAACGGTACATTATATTTCATCGAGGTAGGTTATGTATATTATCCCGAAAGTATTTTCGAGCATTCTTTCAAGTTTATAACATCGATATGCCCCAAGCGAATTGCGAAACTTATCTTAAACAACAAGTTCAATAATACCGACATTGAAAAATGCGGATATACTTATCGAGTGCCCTTCATAAGCGTTTTGAAAGAAATTCCACCTTTAGGAGGTTTAAAAATTCTCTTTTACAAAGAAGCCCCTACTTTCGATCAGTTATTTCAAAAAGTCTCTAAACGCTTCTCTTATCTTGCTTCCTTATTTTGCCAGGAGGCTTGACAAAATCACCAAATTATGCTATATAAAAACAAAAAGGAGGTGCAAAATGAAGCAAGCCGCAGAGGTCAAAATAAATAAATCAAAAGTAAAAAAAGTGACTTTACAGGCCCCCAAGGGGGAGAGTCAAGCTTATGTAGTTCAAGACTGTGGTAGCTGGAGACCGCTTGATATTTTCCTAAACGAACACAGTTTAACCTACATTATTGAAACTATGTATCAGGTCAACACTGAGCCAGAAGCATGGAATTATTTCAAGTACACATATAATACACTTGAGGGTTTTAAAAAATACCTTAACCCTCCTCCTCCCAAAATAACCTTAACGATTGAAGACATCCAAGATTAACAAGATTGAAACACTCATAAATATATTCCCCCCTTCCCCTGCCCCCTTTTACGGGAGCAGGGGTTTTTATTTTATCCCCCTTTCCCTTTAACCCTTAAAACCAATTCGCCGACCGCTTGACACCTTTAGGTATGGATCAGGTGAAATTCCTCATCATTTAACCCCTTGACAAAATCATCGAAATATGCTATATAAATGTTAGAAAAATAAAAATAAAAAGGAGGGGCAAGATGAAGACCGACGTTTATGTTAGTAATAAAGATGCTGAACTCATCCAAAAGTTCGTTGAGGAATACTTCCAACAAGAAGAAGAATTATCCTTTTTAACATATCCTCATCCCACCCCGATTTGGGAAGAGTTTTTCAGGCTCCTTCAGGACCTTGGAGCGGGAAGGTTGTATTATAAAGTCTTCTGTTCTTGTTGTGGTCCTGAACTTACATTCGAGGTGACAGATAAGTATTTCCCCGCCTCATGTGATTTTCAATTACTTAATAGTCTACAGGAGCTTCTCCACCAAAAGCGAAAAGAAATTATTCAATATTTCATCAACAAAATTTACTTCGCTGACACGCAGTACGAAAAAGAACGATACATTACGCTTGCCTCTTTACTTTTCCACCCCTTTCTACTTCCAAAATTAATAGCTGTTAATACGTATTTCAGAAAAAGATAAAATAGACGTTTAATCCCCCCTCAAAGAGGGGGGCTTTTTATTCATTTTTTTTTAAACACTTTTAAAACATCACTAAAACTATCGAAAATCTTATTTAAACTCTTAAAAATTCCTTGACAAACTTTTAAAAATATGCTATACAAAAAAACAAAAAAGAGGAGGGAGGGGAATGAAAACAAAACTGATAGAAAAAGAGTTCACTGCATGTCTGGGTGAAGTTTTATATAATAATTTAAGGTATTTCAAAAAAATAAGAAAACTTTATGTTTATCGTGTTGGGGGCCCATACTTCGGCCCCTACGGTGGTCCCAACTTTTGGGGACAGTATTTTATTTTCTCAACTGTCCCCCTCGATGAACATTCAGAAGAAAGTTATTTATGTCAACTAATCACTAAATCTACCCCAAATTATTCTACCGAGTATTTGTTTTTGCAACCCACTTCCCAAGAACCCAAGTTTGTGCTCTGTCTTAACTTCACCGAAAAGTGGAAATGGGTGAAAAAGGCTTCTTTATGGTACTGCCTAACCGAAGAAAATCCCCTCCCCCAAGGAGCGGAGATCATCTTCAAAGGAGGGAGCTCCTCCCTCCAAGCCCGCCGAGGCTCCGAATGGGCTTTATTCTTATACCCTTTAACCCCTTGACAATTCTTTTTAAATATGTTATATAGATGTCGAAAAAACAAAAAATAAGGAGGTTGCGCATGAAGTACACAGTTCGGCTGAAGGAGGCAAAAGTGGTAAAAATATCAATAGGTGATAGGGAAATCGGGGAAACCTACCTTTTTAACGAGAAGTTCCTTGACGACCTCCTTTCTCCCTACAACAGGTGTGTCATCGACAATTTTCTTGCGCTATACGACATCCCCGCAGACATAAAGGAACTTTTAGAAAGAATACTCGAACACGATTTTGAAATTTTTAATACCTTCTTCCAATTTCTTTCACGTAATCCATCTGAAGTCATTACTATTGAAATCCAAGATTACCCCCCAACCCCCTTCTGAAGATCAATAACCTTAAATATGATATATAAAAAAAGGAGGTGTCACATGAAAAACAAAGTGGAAGCAAAACTAAACAAAGAAAGGGTGAAGAAAGTCATTATACAGACACCTTTTGCTAAGGCCATTGGATATGTTGTTTATGACAATGGTAATGATATTTGGTTACCATTAGACAAATTCTTAAAAGACCATACTTTAACTTATGTTCTTTCAATTATGTATGATGTCGAAAAAGAGAAAATATGGGATTACTTTAAACACACATATAAATATGATATGCTCGAAAAATTTAAAAAATACCTTAACCCTCCCCCTTCCAAAATAATTCTAACAGTTGAAGACGTTAAAGATATATAGAAAATCAAAACACTTATATATATAAATATACCCCTGCTCCTTTTTACAGGGGTAAGGGGGTTTTTCGCTTTATCCCTCTCCTTCCTTAATTTTCTATCAGAACCAAAAACCCCTTGACAAATTTTTTAAAATGTGATATATAAAAGAAAAAATTGAAAAGGAGGTGCAAAATGGAGAAAGTATTATGCCGAGTCTGTGGGAAAGAGATTGAGGACTGGGGGGTGTTGGTTGCGAAAGGAGCCACCCCTCCTAAATTATGCGAGCCGTGCCGAAGGCAAATCCGTGAGTACCGAGCAAAAATGATCGTGAAACATGAACCAATAAGGGTAGTTGAGGCGAAATTGGGGCCTCGACTTGTACGTAACCTCAGACCCGAGGGGAAATGCGAAAATTTTGCTCCTCAAATCTACCCTCAATGCTTCAAATACAGCATTGGGGGACGGGGCTTTGGGCCCTGGGGAGGGGCCAGGTTTGAAAAAAAATATATCATTTACACATACATAGAACCCCAGCCTGAGGCACCTGTTTTGGTGCGGTTAATGCGAAAGCAGGAGGCTGAAGGATGCCTACGGTGGTTTTACCTCGTTTTTGAACCACCAGTATCGGAAGAGCCTCCCAACCTCTGGTTAGAATTGTGGTTCACGAGGGTCTGGAAGTGGACCCTCAAGGGATTCGGGAGGCAATTCAAAAGATACTACCCAATTAACGTCCCTCACGAGACCCTCTTGACCGGGGGATCTCGTGCGAACTCGGGGCGATTCGGTAACCACTGGGAGCTTATTCTGTGCGAAGAGCTCCCGGAGGAGGTTGTAATTGAAGAAGAGATTTGACAGGAGGGAGAGGATGAAGGAGAGGAAAAGAACCGGACGGCCCAGGGGCGGGATGTATGTCCGAGTCCTGCCCGATGGGCACGTGATAGTATGGAGGGAAGTACTGGAGGCTTTAAAGGAATCCTATTACGAACGTGAGGGGATAGACAAATATCCACGCTACGTTTCGTACGACGTAGTTGGGGAAAAGGTTCAGATATGGCCTACCAGCGAGGTGGGCCCGTACACAATTACCTTGCAAATTCATCCCCGAGCGACCTTCTTCCGGGCCAGGAAATTGGCCCGGATAGTGGGGGTGGGGGTGAAGGAGGTTGAAGTGTTATAAAAAAGAAGGGGGAAGCGGGGTCATATCCCTTGCTTCCCCTTTTGTTTTATACGAACAAAAGGAGGTGTAAAAATGAAGGTTAAGATTCTTTCGATTAAAGATAAAGGAGGAGCCAATAATTGCTTTGAGGAAATAGCTTTTAACATTGACGGTAAGCGCTATAAACTTCTGATCGGTTTTGTTTACCGTCCTGCAAATGAAGTAGAAGCTAAAATAAATCCCTATATTCTGCAAAATCACGCAAAATACGATATAAACAAACATACAGAGGGTTACGCCATTCCATTTATTGCTTTAATTTCCCGAAATAATTTATTGTTTTATGAAGAATGTGATAATTACCGTTCGTTAATAGCAAAACTCATCAACACTTATCCTCACCTTTCTGAAGTCGTCAAGAGAAGTTTGTATTATACTTATGCGTTGCAAAAAGTTATTGAATAATCAAAAGGAGGTGTACCATGAACAACCCAACACCCAAAATAACCTTTATACAAACAAACAAAACTGAAGACGAATTTTTGTTTGACGAAATTCGATTCTCTTATTTAGGTCAACCCTACATCCTCAGAGTAGGCTTTACCAAAATCCCCAAAGAAGACCTTAATGCTAACATTGTTATAGACCTTCTTTTTATCGAAGAAACCGATGTTGATGAAGACGACTTTTATTACTATATTCCCTTTATTATGCTTCTGCGTTCGCACATTATGATCGAATACTACGACCAGCAAAAAACCTTTAAAAAACTGTTCGAGGTTTTTTTGAATTATTGGCCTGAGTTAGACGAAATCTGCAAACAAACACAATATTTTTATTACTAAAACAAAACAATAAAACTTTAAAAGGAGGTGCCGCATGGAAAAAGTATTGTACGAAGTCACCCTTAGCTTCACCTCTCCCGTTTTAGGACTTAACCCCGCAGATCAATTTTCATTGCCTTTTGTTTTGAGTAAATCAAAAGAGGAACTCGAAAAACTTGAGAAAGCCATTGAAAAAGAAACTGATGAGGAAAAGAAGGCTATTTTAATCGAAAAAGCTGATCGGTTGCGTGCCGAAATAGAGGAACGTGAAACTGAGTTATTGTCCGAGCTCGAGACCAGAAAGACTATCTTTGCGAAAGACGCAGAGGGGCGACTTGGGTTTTATCACTATCAAATTAAGGGCTACATGAAAGAAGTAGCCCATCTTTTCTTCTCCGAAAAACGAGGGAAAGCTTCTCTTAAAACTTTGATCAGCCGCTATGTGGACATATATCCCTCACACACCGATCTGAAAGCCTCGTGGGATAAAACCTTAGTTTGTCCTTTTAAACGAAACGGCGATTACATTTACGTTCCCGACGGCGAAATAAGCAGGCCCCTTCGGTCTTTTTCTCACAGCCAGTACATTGTGACGATCTCTCAATCTGATGTCTTGTATCCTCCCCTTGAGCTTGATTTTAAGGTCTTGGTTCTAAACAGTTATTTAACCGACAACGACATAGTGGATATATTTAAACAAGGCGAGAACTGGGGGATGTCCCAGTGGAGAACTGCAAGGTACGGGCGTTTTGTGCTTAAGAAAGTGAGCAAAATAAAGGTAAAAGAATAAAAGCGAAGGATACGACTTTTACAGAGAAGAAGGGAAGGGTTAAGAGAGGAATAGGAAGAGGGAGAGGAATAGGAGGAGGGAGAGGAATAAAAAAAGAGAAGGGGGGAGGAGCATTAGGTGAAAAGAATAGCAAAATTGGAATGGATTGGATGGGAAGAGAAGTGGAATTGCCGGAAAGAGTAAAATGGTGCGGAATAGATTTGATCAAAGAAGAATTAGATGAGACTTGAATGGATGCGATGCGAAGAGGATAAGATCGAAATGGATCGAAATAAAATCGGATTTGATTGAAGCAGAAAGGAAAAGGATGGGAATCAATCGGAAAAGGAGGCGATAGGAGGCAAACAGAAGAGATGAGATTGGTAAAACTAACTAAAATATGAAATGGAGGCGATACGAGAGGAAGTGGAAAGGCAGCAATCAGATTAGAACGGTAGAAACAGAATAGAAATGAGATGCGGTAGAAATGATAACAAAACAACGGATGACAAACGAAATTGTTTTTAAGGATGGGAAAGGATATGTGGTGAACGGAATAGGAAAAGGAAAGGAAAGGAGTGGAGAGTAGTTGAAGAAAAAGGAGAAAAGAAAAACAGAAGAAAGGAGGAGGAGAAAAGAGTAGAAGTGAGGGGAGTTGGCAGGATAGGGAAGTAATATAAACTGATCGGCTCGACCGGATTGAATATGGAATGGGAGAAGAATAGATTAGACCGGACCAGAACTGAAAAGGGAAGGGAGGGGATGGAAGAAGATAGGATCAGCCTGGATCAGAGCTGAAAAGAAAGAAAGATGAGAAAAGGAAAAGTACTGAGGGGAGTTAACTGGAGAGGAGGTGAGGCGAGGGGAGGGGATTTGAGAGGGACCTGTGTTGAGAAGCTTTGAAATGAATCGAATCTGAATCGAATAATAAAAGGGTTGACTTTTAAACGTTTTTGTGTTATAGAATGCGGAAAGGAAGCAATAAATGAAATATTACAGACAGCCACCCAAGAAGAGAACCATTGATCCCCTTCTTGAGGAATACTTAAAGCTATACCAAAAGTACAATTTTAAAGTCATTCCTTTATCTGTTAATTCAAAAGTTCCAATTAAAGACTTACCTTTACAAGATATCTATAACGGGGAATCCTATGTTTACAACTGGGATTTTCATGAGGGCAATATCGGTATTGTAACTGGCTTTGAAAACTTAGCTGTGATTGACTGTGACAACCAAGAAACAGCCCAATGGCTTGAAGAGCAACCCGAATATCAACCTACTGTTGTAGTCCGAACCCGCAGAGGTTTTCATTATTACTTTTTTATCATTGATGCCACAAAACACGACTATTACACTACAGGGGTAAAAGATAAAGAAGGCAAATTTAAAATCGACTTCTGTTTCGGAAAAAAATATGTAGTAGCCCCACCATCGGAAATACGGGAAAACGGCAATGTTTACCAATATCGTTTTATACAAAACTTTGATCTTGCCAGCCGCAGATTGGATATTGCTATATTAACCCTTTCAGCCTATCACAACCTAATCAAAAAAGCCCGAGAAAAAGCAGGCCGAACCCTGATAGCTGATGAAGTAGCCGAAAAAGTAAAGTTTTATCAAAACTCACATACGGATGTAGGGGCTCTTAATTGTTTCCTTGAGATTATTGAAATTGTCAAAAGATATTACACCGAAGGTAATAGACAATCTTTTTGGCTTGGATTAGCAGGCATAGGTCGTAAATTAGGTTTAAAACAAGAACAGGTACTGGATATTTTAAGGCGTGAGTTATACGAAGGACTTAATGACACCGATCCATGGTCTCAGCGCTTAAGTGCCATTACCGAGACTTTCGAAAAAGACGTTTCCCAAATTGCTGGTATTTCAATCATTACCCAACTGGTTGATCCAAGTACAGCCGAACACATAAATACCCTTCTGAAGGATTATTCCCGTAAGTATCAGATTCTCCAAAAGGGTGAAGACGTTGTTTTAACCGAAGAAGCGCTGGTTCAGGCGGTAAAAATCGTGAAGAAGTGGGGCAAAACTTTTGCTTTGATTGAAGGTGACTGGTACGTTTTGACCAATAAAGGATACTTAAAGCCCGTTTGCGCCGGCTTCTGGGTACTTGAGACCTGCTATGATCCTAACCTTCAAAAAACCGTTTTAATGATTAAGGATGCTAAAAACTACCGAGAAGGACAGGTAGGCCTTGATTATGATGAAATCAAAGAATTTTTGGCCCGTCCTATCTTAGATGTAGCGAATTTTAAATATCTCATCTACGCTTTACTTGATGAAAAAAAAGAAAAACAAATATTCCACCATACTGGCTGGATTATTTTACCCAACAAAACAAGGATATTTTTACATCCGCTGAATAACGAAACATTAGGAAGGTATAACTTAGCTTGCCAGCTACATGCTTCAAAAAAACTTGATCGGATGTTTTGGTATGCTAATTCTGAGGAACAGCATAAATTAGTCAGGAAGCTTTTACACGAAGGCAATTTGCTTGGCGTTAAGATAGTACTTGCGTGTGCTTCGCTGTTCCTTGATGAGATTACAAAAGGCTTTTCGGTATTTGACATAGGTCCACGGGAAGTAGGAAAAACGCTAACCTCACAATTTGTGGTTTCTCTTTTTTACGACGCTACAGCCCCCCTGACCACTAAAGCTACAGCGACGGGTTTAGAACTTGTTATACAACGCTTTAAGAATTTGCCGATTTTACTTGATGAATTGGCGCTTATTTCCGATCGGAGCGTTGAAGAGTTGGTGTTTTTGGTTGCATCAGGGCGTGGCAAAACAAGGGGGACAAAAACCTTAGAAATTGACTTTAGGGAACAACATTCGGTTATATTCTGCACAGGTGAAAAGGAGCTGAAGTTTGACAGGTTTGGGGCTTTTCGAAGGACAGTTTACATCGAACCTACTTTATGGAACGACTATACAATTTACTACCGACCCCGTGAAATAGCCTCAGCGATAAGCAACATGCAAGGGGTCGGCTTTGACTGGATCAAATACTTAGAAACACACGAATTTAACGATAGTATTTCACTTGAAAACTTTGAAGGTTTTCCTTTTATAAAAGCGGTTGAAAAATCATTAGCCTTCCTCAAAAAATACTACAACCTGAATGATGCCGAGATGGAGCGTTTGTATTCCAAGATGTGTGAGGTATTTTCGGTTCAAGCCGAGAAAAAAATGATTGACCTTGAAGACTATATAATCAACAGCTTTACGGAATTTATACTTCAGAATTTGCCTCGTTTTCTCGTCTATTCAAACGACGTTCTTACCCGTGGCCCAGCCTCTGCGGTAGGGAACCTATACGGGGTGTTTTTCGTTGACCAAAACAAATTGTTCCTTGTGTCCAAAGCTCTGAGCGATTTTTGCGAGAACAGCAAAATGAACGAAAAAACGGTCAAGAAAACCTTAGCCGAAAAAGACATCCTGATCCCCCAGATGAGGATCCAAAGGGGCGAAAAATCCTACAGGCAGATAAAACGCATTAAATATGCCAACACTTCGCTCGTCCTTTCAGGCTACCTTTTTGACCTCAACAAACTCGGCGCTGAATTCACCGATCAACTACTTTCCGAATTAACAAGCATGGAAGGCGAAAAATTCAACGTAGGGTTAGATGATTTACCCTTTTAAAAGGGACTTGACAAATTTTAAAAGTTGTGATATATAAAAGAAAAAAGAAAGGAGGTAGGGAAAATGGAGCTTTTTGAAAAACAAAAAAGGCAGGTTAAGGAAGTTAAGGAAGAAGCAGTACAAAATGAAGTTATTGAAGTAGCTGAGTCTGCCGCTCCTTCGATGATAGAGTCTGTGCTTTCTCCTTCTGAACTCCCCATTAAAGACGAATTTATTGAAGCTGTGACGCAAGTGGAAAAGCGGCTTGAGTTTTTAGATCGGCTGAAGTCAGCGGTTTTAAAATTGACACGAGCAACGGACTGGGTGAACTTCGGGGGCTCTGCCTATTTATGCGCTCAAGGAGCCGAACGATTAGCTCAAATGTTTGGAATAAACTTCAGGATTTTAGAGGAGCCGCAAAAAGTTGACCTTGAGGATGGTCATTTTTACGTAATCATCAAAGGTGAATTTGAGTGGAAAGGCAGGAAACTCCAAGATTACGGTATTCGTTCAAGTAAAGACATCAAATACAAAAATCTTCCTCCTGACCAAGTAAAGGTTAGCGATGTGATTAAAGATGCATATGGTAACCTAATTGCAAGGGGTATTTCAAGAATGCTTGGGATAAGGGGATATACTGTAGAAGAAATTGAAGGGGTTGTTGGTCCAATTAAGAAGACAATAGGTTTTAAGAAGAAGGAAGACAAAGACAATTAAATAAGGAGGTGCAACATGAGGAAGCAGTATATTGAAGTTGGAGGAGATTTTATAGCTATACCAAACATCAGCTCAGTGACATTTTTAAAGAATGAGAAAACAAATACTTGGAGTGTGAGATTTGGGTTAGGAAAGTATTATTTGGATTACGAACTGATGCCTGATGAAGCTGAAAAATTACGTAAATTCCTAAGGGATACGGTAATCTTAAGCATAGACAAAATTGAAGAATAGGAGGTGCCAAATGAAAACATATTGTCTGCGTTTAGACAAAGATCTTTATAAAAAGGTAATACAATATATTGCTTCACTGAAAGGAAGCATGAGTGGTTTAACCTACATGGCATTACAACGCTTATTTGAAGCATACAAAGATGAATTTCCAGACATTTACGAGGTTTTTTACAATCGCAAAACTGCAACTAAGGCTGACAAATCTAAACCATTTCGGATCGGGGTTATGCTGGACGATCATGTTTTAGACGCCTTAGAGATGCTGTCTGAAAAGGTTTGCGTTTCCAAAAACGAATTAATCAGGAATGCATTAAAGAGCTATTTTGATGATGTTCCTATCAATTTTTTAAGTCCCACTAATATTGTTGAAGTGCCCGAATTCGCAGTGGACCAAAAGGGCGTTCAAATTGCCAAAAACATGACCAAGGAAAAACACATAAACTTACACTGCAGCGAGGATCTTCATACAAAGTTCAAAGAAATTGCTCAAAAGTATAACTTGACCATTTCAGATCTAATGAGGATTTTAATTATGCAGTTTATAAAACAAGAGGAGGAAAAAGAAGCTTTACAAAAACAATAAAAAAGGAGGGTTAAAATGTTGATTGAAAAAATTAAACAAATCAAAAAAGGAAGTGTAGCGCCTGTTCATTCAAACAGGTGCTCAACAATAGGCCATGACTGTCTCAGGTATTTGGTTTACGAGCGTACTATGTGGCATGTAAAGCCTGAGCCGAGTTTTGATCTTCTGAATCGTTTTGATATAGGAAAGATTTTAGAAAGGCAAACTATAATTGACCTACAGCAAGCAGGTGTTGATGTGATCTTGCAGCAACAGTCATATTACTTGAAGGAGTACGAGTTGAGCGGAAAAATTGATGGTAAAGTAGTTGTAGATGGTAAAACCTACATCATAGAGATAAAATCTGTTGATTCTTATTCGTTCCATGTTTTTCGTTCAGTCGAAGATTTTTTGAACACCGACAAAGTATGGCATCGTGGGTGGTATCATCAGTTGAATATGTATTTGCATATGGCCACTTCTGAAGGTGAGAAAGTAGAAGGCGGGATTATTATTTTGCGTTCGCTTGATGGAAAGTGGAAAGAGATTCCTATGTCTTATAATCCCCAAAAGGCCCAAGAAGTACTTCAGAAGTGTTTGATGATTAACGAATACGTTAAAAAAGAAGAAGTTCCAGAGCCAATATACAAGTCTAATCCCGAAAAAATCAAAATTTGCTTGGAATGTGCATACAAAACCTTCTGTTTGACCGAAATGCCGAGCATGGAGCATGTTATTTTTGAAGAAGCTAACCAAGAAATGATTGAGAAAATCAAGCGCCTGAAGGACTTAGAAGCTTACAAAAAAGAATACGAAGCCTTAGAAGAAGAGATCAAATCTGCTTTCAAACCAGACAAGCAACTTATGAAAGAAATGTTAAATAAAAATCAAGATTTTAAGGCTTTTGTGTTAGGTGATTATGTTGTAAAAATGAAGCTTTATTGGCAAACAAGATATGATATTCCTGAAGAGATCAAGAAAGAATATGCCAAAAAAGAGCCAGCTTGCAGGATAACTATTGAATAGGAGGTAATCATGAGAGTCATTATGCTTAAAACCTTGGTAAAATACGGGCCTTACATGGTAGTAGGCAAAAAGGTAACTTTTCAAAAAGAGATTGATTTTGTTCCACCTAAAGGCATAGTAATTTTATTAAAAAGTCAAGAGTATGTGAAGTACGACACTGTAGAAGAAGTTTATTGGAACACTTTAGAAAACATAATCACTTGTTATCTGCGCCATGAAAATGTGATGTCCGACGAGGAATTTGAGAAAATTAAACGAATTTTTGAAGCATCAGGATGGGTTAAGGTTTAAAAACGATGAAAATAAAGGTAAACGACAAAATAGCGAAACTTCCGTCTGACACGATTAGCCCTTATCATACCGTTTTCACCGACATTGTGCTTGAGATAATCCATTTGTTTGTTTTAAAAGCCATAAAGGAAAATTTGAGCTGGATTGAAGCAATTAAGTTGGTATATCAATTATTTGACTTACCTGAAGTAATTCCGTGGAACAAAGCCAAAGACCTTTTGAAAACAGACATAAAACTTTATTCCAAACTTGCCAAAAAAAGGATGAGAAAGTTTTTGATCCCTTCTGATTTAAAGGATGTTTTGATAGAAACACGGGTTCTTTATCTTTACCTTCTTACTTTATTCCCCAAGCCTTTTGCTCGCCTTTTAGCCTATGACTACGCATTTTTTCATCCCAGCATGCAAAAATATCCTTTTGCTATCACCACTTCGTTAATAGCTGATGCTTTGAGCTTAAAAAGACACTTTTACGAATATACAACAGCAAACCTAAAAAACGCTTTTGAAAGACTGAAAATAACAGGACCTTTAAGGGGTGTAGAAATCGAATTTGAAGACTTGTTTAGGATTGAGGAAGAAGAAGCAAAAGCTATTGAATAGGTATCACTACGCTTCCAAACCGCAGAATTTTTCTTTCCCTACTTTGTTGACTTTTAATGCGATCAATTCTGCCTCTCACAAAACGCATGTAAGTTTCAATTGCTAAAGCCGCTCCAATTACCCTGTCATCTTTAAAACCCGATTGGGCTTCTATAACTGCGCCGTCTTTAATGACCGTTTTCATTTCCTTTAAAAGTTCCCTCGATCTTATGATTACCCTGTTTTCGGCAATAGCTCCACGCATTACATGGAATAAATCGACTTTTGTGTCTGGTGTGGTTTTCCAATGCCTTACATAGCTTTTCCTTAAGGAGTCCGCCCGACAATAAAGGTATTCCTTAATGTATCGGATGTTGTTCTGCAAATATTCTTTCGATTCAGAGTCTAAAACTACATCAGGAACCCATCCCATTTTTCTTAAGTAGTCAATTTCACGCAAAGTTGATTGACCAGGTCCTGTAATTTCAAGGTTAATGTAAGCTCCATTGTAAAGACCAGCAAGAAGCAGGATAAAACGAGCAAAAAGCTGAGGGCTTACTTGGTTGTCAACGAATTCAGCTACCTGAAAAACTTTTTCAGGTTCAGCCCTCCATACCGAAATGACCGCATTATCACTGTCAGGATTAGCCGCCATCGTAGGATCAGCCCCTATCACATAAACGGCATTTGCATCAGGAAACTCCCAGATTAACAGGTTGGGTTTTACGGTAGTTTCTTGAAATACAAAATTGGTCCCATCATAAGCCAAACGATAGCTTTTTTCTTTAATTAACCCCATTTTTGTTTCTTCACGCAGATAATCTTCGAGGTTTTTTATAAGAGCAGCATCAAAGAAACGATTCCCAGACAACTGGAATGCCTGATCTTCAAAGAAAGGAAGCTCTTGAAGGGCATAATTTTTGTTGGCATTGTAGGCTTCGTAAAGCTTCCATCTCCACCACGCCATTTGAGGCATAGTGATTTTGAAGTTATAAAGCTTTTCAACCGCTTCAACCCACTCTTTTTCCTCACGGTTTAGAGGATAACAGAAAAATTGATAAGTTTTGCTGTTAGGGTCAAGCTTATAAGTTTCCTTTGTCCACCAGCCTATAAAGATCGCCTTCATAGCAGGTGACTTTTTGGCTGTTTCATACAAATCATAAAACTCATTGTAGCCATTAGCCGTGCTTTCATAGATGTAAAAACGGGCAGGGTGTAAATCAGACAAGCTTTGCTGTAGTGAATGAAAATCATCCCAAGAGTTAAAATAAGCAACCTCTGTGGCATGCAAAAAATTATAAGCCTTACCTCGTCCAGTTTTCCCTTGCCCAGTGGAACGCTTTGACGTATATAAAAAATGCAAAGACGAATTGTTTGCAAACCTTAACCCTTCACGGGAATTACTGGTTAAAAGGACCTGGTATTTTTCGTCTATCATATCGTAAAAATCATGAACTATAGTGCGCCTTATGATGTCTAAATCCGAATAGTCAGCTACTAAAATAGCTCCTTTGCTGTTTGGAATTACTTGGTGATAAAATAAAGTAAAAGCATTAATAAACGAAGTGATCCCTAACTGACGGGCTTTCAAAACTACAAAAGTCCGCTGTTCGGGATCTGATTGGTAAATTTGTTTCAAAAGATACTTCTGACTCTGCCACCACCTCTTTAGGCTAAATTTGATAAGCCCATAATCTTTCGAGTTTATGTGTAAATACTCCGCCCATTTAACAAATTTTTTACAAAGCTTTTGTAAATCCATTTAGTCCTCAAATTCTAATGTGGTTTTGTAGTATTTGATGAAATAGTAAAGCGCCAAATAACCTATTTGGTCATATTTGTAAACGGTAAAAACTATAGTCTTTTTGGCTCTATTCACAGGATCCAACCCCTCAACGATAATTTGCAAACTTTGCAAAACAGATTCAAACGTATCACACAGTTTTGAACATAGTTTGCGGCGAATAGATGGATGTAAATTGTCTATTTCTTGAATAAGTTGTTGAATCTTTTTAGCTTGTTTTATTGTTAACCTTTCTTCCATATTGGCAAGTAACTTATGAATAAAAATCCCAAAGAACAAAACATTGCCATGACGTTATCTAATTGTATGGCTTGATAAAACAAATATCCACCCAGACAAGTAGCAAAAACATACAAAACGTTTCTGATATTAGCTAAGGCTCCCAATACAATACCTAAAAACAGATCTGGGTGTTTCTTTTTTTCTTTGTTTTCTTTGTTTTCTTTCATCATTCTCCCCTCCTTCTTAGTTTCTTAAGGAGTTCTTCTAAAGTTAAAGAAGCGCCAACACCAGGATAATTATCTTGGTCTGTTAATTGTTCTTTTGCTTCTTCATTTTCATCTTCGGTTTCTTCAACTTCCTCTTCGTCTTCCTCTTCATTTTCTTCTTCGTCTTCATCTTCAAGTTCATCCTCTTCCTCTGGATTTTTTTCTTCTTCTAACCCCAAAAGATCTTCTATATCTTCATCTCCTTCTTCCCATCCGCTTGATCCACCAGCAATAAGATTAAGTTCACCTGCCGTTTTAATAGCCTTCCTGAATTCCCCCATTAACCTAAGTCCTTGTTCAATTTTGCCTTCTTTAAACGAAATTCTGGCCAATTCTAAAATTTCACTTGCTAACTCCTTTAAGGCTTCGGTTAACTCTTTCCACGTTTGGGCCATGGTACACCTCCTATTTAAATTATATCACTGTTCAACGAATTCTTTAAACTTTTTAAATTCAAACCATCTCTTTATTTCTCTCTTATAAGCATTTCTTATGTATTCATAAATTCTGGTTTTGTAATTGGGAGGTATAGCTGAGTAGTTAAGATCTTCTCGGATTTGAGGCAATACCTGAGCTCCGATTTTATAAGCTTGTCTCAAATCATCTGGATCTTCCCGCTGTAAAACGGGCAAAATAAAGTGTTTTATATAGCGGTTGCCCAATTGTTCAATAATTCTTCTTTGTAAATCCCTGTTAGCTATTGGGGCTTTAAAGAAAATTTCTTTTTGTCTTAAAACCTCTCGGTAATCCCTGATCCACTCATTGAAGTATCGGTTTATATACGGCTCATTGTGTCTTTGCTCAAAAATTACGTCAGCAAAAGTTTCATTGGCTCTCATTTTAAAACTCAAAGTGTTTAAAAATCGAGCTACTTTAAAGAAATCTTTGTATTTTTCTGAAGTAGGATAAGGATGCCTTAACCCTAAAAGCTGAACAAAGATTAAAGGAAAGAAAGAAGAAGCCACTCTGTTACCTATTTCGTTAAGATCAATTAATTCCCTTTTTTCCCTTCTGATCAAATCCCTAAAATCAGCAAAAAATCTTAAAATTGAGGATAATTTAGTCAACCAAAACCCTGAAAATTCTAATCCAGTTCCTGCTATTAACTGAGATATTTTTTGTTTAAAATCTAAAGTCGGATGTTCTAAAACATAAAGCAACCTATCAGCTAACTGAGCCAAGCCTATCAATTCAAGTGTTTCATATTCAGGTCCCAAAACATCAATCGTTATTAATCGCTTTTTACCTGTTTTGTCAGTGATAGGAAACCTAATAATGAACATTTCACGCCAATCTTTTAATAAAAACCTCAATAAATGATCTGGATTTGAAAAATCAATATGGTCTACCGGTGAATCACCGTAAATGGCATAATTCAAAGCATTGGCCACAAAAAACCTTAAACGCAATAAAGAAGGGTAAAAATGACTTACTAACGGACTTGTTTGAGTAGCCCACGTTCTAAGGTTGTTGAAAAGACTAACATACCAGTCAGGAGCAAAAAGAAGCAAACGCCACATTTGTTGGGCTTTAGGACTAAAGTATTTCCATCCATGCCATCCACCAAAAACATCATTAATGCTTTTAAAAGTATTGGCCAATTGTTCTTCCGTTATTACTCCTTTTTTGAATAATTTTATGGCTTCAGACGCTGTTCTGATTTTTAACCCACTATAAAAACCTACCCACAACATATTTTCGGGGACAAAAAAGCTGTGGCTTAAAGCCCTTTTCCAAGGCAAAGACTCTAATTTTTGAAGAGCTTCAGGTTTTAAATAAGGCTTTATACCTTCAATAGCGCCTTTTAAATGTAAAAGATATTCGCCAAACCTTTTAAAACCCTCTAAATAACCGCTGATAGGAATATCTACCACATCATAACCTTTATTTTTTAAAGCATTTGTTGTTCGATAAATTTCAATCAATTTTTGATGAAAACTTAAATTATCTACCCCTGTGCTTACCACCCTAATTGCATCCCATAGAGAATTTAGGATTATCCGCATCTTGGTCCACCATGGCAAATTCAAAGCAGCAGTGCTCAAAGCCAATACATTTCCATGGAAAGTAACAGAAAACCACAAGAACAATCTTTTCATTAAACTGTTAATTGGAACCAAAGATAACCCTTCATATATTGTTCGGTGCCTTCCTGTAATTACAGCAAAATAATCGCCTAAAGCCTCAGCAATTTCACGGTTAATTTTTGCGGTTTTCCCTAACCAATTCAGCGTTATCAATTCTTTCTTTGTAGGATCTAAAAACTTAGAAAGATTGGGATCTTTTACAACATCATCAAGTTTATGATAAACATCATTTATAAAGCGGGGAATTATATAACGATTAGCTATAGCGTGCGGTAAGGTTAACCCACCAGTGAAAGTAAATCGATCAAAAATACCCTCGACAATTTCTTCTGCTGTTTTACCTTGAGCTTTTGCTTCTATGATGTATTTGCCTAATCCCTTTTGAAAACTTTCAAATAAGGTTCTAAATTTTCTGGCTTTTAAGGACTGTAAGGGTTCGTACATATAAACCCAATTGGGGGCTCGCTGGAAAACCCTTAAAATTTCGTCTTGCAACTCTTCTAACACAAGTGTTTTTTTGCTGTAAGGAGGTTTAAAAAAGTGTTTAATGCCTACACGAGGAATATAAGCGTCAAAAATTTCACGGAAAATCGGCATCTCTGTTGTTTCTTTGTATTTCCAAAAGTTTCGTCCTCCATACAACAAAAGGTCAACAAGTTTATCTTTGATAGGGGTTAAATCACCACGCTGAATTACTTCACGAGCCAAAAACCTTAATCGATTAAGATGAAATTTGTAGCCTTCAAACTTCTTAACCAAATTCTTTAATTGGCTTTCACCTATTTTTGAAGCTGTAATACCAAAATGAGCAAATAATTCCTCGGTTCTTCCACTAAACTGCGCTATTGCGTCATTAAACAAATATCCCAACACAGAATACTGAAGCGGGGGGCTTCCTTTAAGAACGCTTTCAATAAACCTTCGAGCTTTTTTGGCTTTTAAAGTTTTAAATAAATTGTTCCAAAACCTGAACTCTTTTGATATTTCTTTGGGAAGCCTTACGGTTTTTTCAATTGGAGCAAAATCGCTAAAAAGTTTTTGGAATAAAGAAACAGCAGTAATTGATGTGCTTAAAGTTTTTATCTTCTCCTTTAAAAGCGGCCGAGCAGCTTCTGTTAATTCTGTCAAAACTCTTTCGGGAAAAACGTTCAAATTCTTTACTACAGGATTTTCATCTAAAAATTTGCGCAAATCTCTTATTAAGCTGTTAAGTGCTTCTTGGTAAGGAGCTAACTTCTCTGGGTCTTTAACCTTAAGTCTTTTTAAGGTTGCGCTTATTTTTTGCAAGCTATTCTGGAGGAATGGAACATCAATTTTGGTTAAAGCTTCTTCAAGCTCGGCAAAGTGAGCTATATAAGGCTTTTTAGTAACATACCGCTCAAGATGTTGGGTTAAAATTATATGATTCAATTCCCTTTGCAAACGAAGCTTAGCATTTTCCCAAAAAGCTTTCCAGGTTTCCTCAACCACCTCGGGCATTTGTTGTTCTAATTTTTCCCAAAACAGACGCTTTGTAGCTTGATAAGGTGTTTGCGGCTGTTTAACTAATTCAAGAAAAGTCAATAGAAATGGGTTTTCGGGATAGTGATAAGCGGAAACTTTAAACATAAAATCCTCAGCGGCTTTATCACCTAAGAGTCGTTTAATAGGTTCGGCTAAGTTTTGGACAAACTCTCCCCATTCCCTCTGAACTGCTGCGTTTTCAAAAGCTTCATTTAATGGTCTTACAATTGAACGGGCTAAAATTTGCTCATTATAACTACTTAGCTTTCGTAAAACCGCAACAGCCTCTGGAGCTCTTTGATGAAAGAGCCTTAAAACCCGATCCTTTAAACTAATTACTTCTTCTTTAGGTTTTGCCTTTTGCAAGACCAGCTTATCTATTGCATCAGCAGCAAGAGGAACAGTTTTTAACCCGAACTGGAAGCCTTTTTTGACTACTCCTAAAACACCACGCATTCCAATCCCAAAAATACCAAACTCCTTAATCAATTCAGGAATATCCCGCTCTTCAACGCCAACAATTGGTCCAACAGTTTTTCGGGCTAAACCAAGTACAGTTCCCAATTTAGCAGCCAACCAAGCTTCTTCAGCTACTGCTCCTACGACTGGACCTATGTATCTTGTTTTTGTAACGGCCTGTGCTATGCTATTCGCCAATCTGATGTATCTATATATTCGAAGTGGAAGCGTTGCAGCTCGAACCCAACCTATACCAGGTATACCCATAGCTAAAGCAGTGAAAAACAAATCAAAACCTATTTCTTTTGCTAAATGTTTAAAATCTATTTCATCTTTTGTTTTAAGCTTAATCTGTGAAGGTTCAGGTATTAACTGATCAATTTCAACTTTTTGAGGCCGAAAAAGATAAGGAAAAGCTTCCTTAAATTCACGGGGAACTTCTTCTAAAGTCTCCCTTTCCAATGTAGGCTGAAAAAGCTCAGGAAAACTTTGCTTGAATTGTGTTACCTTTTCCATATCCCGAGTCTTTCCAATAATGGTGTTAAGCTTATTCCTGTTTCTCTCTTTTTGAGTACAGAAGGTATAGTTTCTGATGTAGAGCGCAAACTTTCTTCAAATCTTATAAGCATGTCAATTCCTTCGTTCATGGCATATTGCCCTTTTAAAATACTTATTAAGTAATCCTTAAAAACTTTGCCTAATCCAGGTTTTGATTCGTCTAACTCTCTTGCTTCTGTGGCTATCATCTTTTGGGCTTCTATTACTGCTTTTTCTAAATCTTTTCCTTTGTAATTCGCTAAAAAGTCATTAATTCTTTGGGCAAACTTTTCAGCATGACCCATCATTCTTGTTCGATCAGTAGCAGTTATTTTCTCTTTTTCTTCTTGCTTTTCCTTGGAAAGCTCAAGCCTTTGAAGCATTAAGTAATTTCTGAACTGTCTGTCTGCTTCTCTTCTTTCTTCTGCTAATTGTCTTAATTGCAGCATCATATCACGATATTCGCTTATGTCAATTACTTTGTAAGCATCCATAAGCCTTTTGGGTAAGTTAACTAACTCTTCAAGGTATTTTTTGAATAACTCGTTGTCTAATTTCAAGAAAGACTCATACTCAGACTTTAAAAACTCAAGTTGGGTCCTTAACGGTTCTATTTTCGTTTCTCTTTCAAGATCCAACATCTTTTTTTCAGCTTCTAATAAAGTAGACAAATGTTCAATTTTAAGCTTGCCTAACTGCAAAGCAGCATTAAACCTATTCATTGCCATTTCAAAATTAGCGAGATCTTCATTTCTCCAATACTCAAGAACTTTAGGAATGGCCAAGAAATAATATAAAGAATGCCCTGGATGGAAAAATGAAGCTATTCCCATTAAAGCTAAGGCTAACTGCCGAGCCCACTGCGTTTTTTCGTCAGGTGTCAATTTAGGTGCTTTTTGTAAAAGCTCAGAATAAGCATCTGTTATTTTTGCAAGATACTCAGATATGGTTTTTTTGTAATTTTCAGCCCAATCCTGAGCAACCGATTGAATTTTGTTTAAGGTATCAAGAATTTTTTCAAGGGCTTTTTCTCTTTTGGGAGCAATTTCTAATATTTTTTCTTCAAATATTTTAGGAGATTCAACAGCTGTCTTTACTAAATAAGCTTGAAAAACCTTTGGTTGATCCATCATCTTTAACAAATCTTCAGTTTTTGACTCTAATTCCACGTATTTAGGTGCTAAATCAAAGCTCATTTTTAAAGCTTCAGTAGGAGATGTAAGTTTAAATTCTTTGGCTAATTCACTTAAAGGCATTTTTGCCTCCTTATTTAGTTAGCCTAAAACCTAAATCTTCAAAAGATAATTCGGTTAAAGGTGAAGCAAAGGTTCCAGTTTGGGTAACAGGTGTTTGTTGAAAGATTCCAGATAACCCGCCCAATCCAGTTGTCAAACTTTGTATTCCTGATTGCAAACCTAAAGTTTGTCCTAAGTAAGCAGAGGCGCCTAACTGAGCAGCAAGTGCTTGAGCCTGTGCCGCTTGTGTATAAGCGCTTAATTCAGAAAGGATTGCATTTATGTCTTCTCCAGCTAAACCGCTAAGACTCAAAGCATCTTGGAGCTGTTGATTTAAAAGAGCGTAGTAGTTCTGCTGATACCACTTGTCCAGTTCATTCAAAACTTGTTGTTCAATAGAAGATCCAGTTAACCCCCTTGCGGCTAATATAGCTTGGGCTTGGGCTCGTTTTTGAGCGTAAGCTAAATCCAGCTGGGTTTTATATCTTGGATCTAAAATTCCTTGCCTAAACCGATCTAAAGCTTCTAAAACCGTTTGTCTCGCTGTTTCGCTTATGGGAGTTATACTTTCTATCCTCGTTCTAAGCCTACTAAACACTTCTTGAGGTATTTCAATCTTAGGAATTTTAGGGGTTTGAAAAGCCCTAATGATAGAAGCTACCCCAGATAAAGCCCCTATAATACTGCTAACAATACCTACGATACTACCAATGGCTCCCATACTTTCACCTCCCTTAACTTACCTTTTGGATCAACCCATTTTACCACCCTTATTTTTTCATTAAAAAATCTCTGACGCAACTTTTTAAATACTGACGGTTTGGGTTTCCCCCAACACTTTAAAAAACAAACGGTATCAAATTCGTGTCTGTGTATTTTTTCTAAAAAATCCTCAACGGTCATAATTTCTTCCTCGTTCTCTGGTAAATAAGCCCATATAATCATCACATCCTCATCCGCATAAAACCATCCTAAAGTAATACATCCTCTTATAAGTTCATCTAAAATCCCCATACTGTCTTATATAAATCCTCCGCTGATATTTCGGTTATTCCCAATTCTTGCAAGTATTTGGCCGTTGTTTCTAATAAACTGGCATACTGCTGTTTGGCTTCACTTAAAGCTCGTCTTATATCCCCGCCTGCTTCCCCATAATCTTTACCCCAAAAATAACCATATTTTTGGGCTAACCCTCCAACTATAGCAGTTTCAGGTGAAGTAAAAGCTTGAGCAAACTCAGAAAGGGAACGGACATATTCGGGAGTTAATTGTTCCATAATTTTCTTCGTTTCTCTTTCCACTACTTCCCCTTTTCTTTTTTCAAAAAACCTACTTATATCTGTAGGTAATGTACCAGGAACTGTTTGAGCTAAACTAAGAGCCCTTTGCCCTGCTTCTGTCCATGTTGGGGTTATAGCAGTAGTGATTTGCTCCTTTGTTTCAGCTTCTTTTTTAGGTAAAGCTATTCCTAAAAGCCTACTAATTAATTCCTCTCTTTTAACAGCAGGCGTTTTTTGGGCAAGCGATCGGTAATAGTTAATAAATTCTTGAATGTTTCTTGCTCGTCTTTTAGCTTTTTTCTTTTTCTTGCTTGAAAAAAGCCCCATTATTCACCCCCTAATAAAATAATATACTGCTCAATATCTCTATGCATCAAGTATTCTTTGTAAATCAAATCAAATTCGTCGTGAGCAAATAAAATTTTAGGAACCACTATAATAGGAGGCTCTAAAGATAATCCCAGATCTTGCATAAACTGCATCAAAGTCAAATGGATTCTGTAATTTTTCAACATAACATCACGCCAATCATCTGTTTTGGCAATTTGCGCTAAAGTGGGTATTTGAAATAAAGGATCAATCCCTTTAAAACTACGATATAAATCAGACAAAGTGTCAACAAACATCAAATGATCCCGATCAGTATCATATAACCAATCTAAAAATTCTTTGTAATAATCTTTATTCGGTTTAACTTTAATCATCTCGTTACCCTACATAATAAAACCAATTTATTGGTCCTAAGAGATGTATCCTCATGTAAATTTTGCTTACAAAAGCAAAGTCTAAATAATTGTCTGGTGTATAAATCGAGAAGCCAATTTTATACCCTTTCCGCCCTATATGACTTCTAAATTCCAAATAATCTGGACCTATTTGAGCGTAAAATTCAGACTGCTTCAATCCATAAATGTCGTACAAAAAGTCCACCAACAGATGGCCTTTTCCGTTAAGCTTCAAGTCTTTTATAAACTTAAAACGAGGTTGGTTTAAATCGTGCAAGACAGAAGTATATTTAAAAGGATAATATTCTTCTTTAGAAAAAAGAATTTGAATGTAATCGTCAGGTGGAAAAGAAAAGCTCGTATTGTAGCTATTGTAAACGCCGTTTATGATTTTAAAAGGGAAATAAAAAAAATGATTGTATTCTACGCTATAACCCACACTTATGTTTCCTTCTATGCCTGGTATGGTTATTATTTTTTGTCCTTGATAATTTACAACACCTGCTTTCCTAAAGTCTAAGTATCCTATTTGATCGGCAATTGGCCAATCAAACCTTTCTAACCGCAAGCCTTTAATCCAAAACATTCCTAAATTGCTTAACACTGCTAATTCATCAAAAACTATAATAGGTTTGCTTTTTTTAAAGTTCATTCTTATGCCAGTATCAAGGATGTAAAAAGTAGAAGGGGCATTCGAAGCTAAAGACACAGTTAGCACAAACAGTCCGCCGTCCGTAAAAATGTAAAGCATGTCTTCATAAGGAACTAAGTATAAAATCTCGGAAACTTGGGGATGCTGTAAAACCAAATAACCACCGCCGTTTTCACTCGCAAAAGGATCGTCTTCAAAAGAAGGATCAGTTATAGAAGCTCCTGAAAAACGCAAAATTTTCCCATCACCAATAAAAAGCCGTCCCTTAAAAAATCCCAAAACACTTCCATTTTGGTTATATTGCTTGATTGTGTTAGTTGGCCAAAAGAATATATGCAACGGGTTTTCAGAACCGGTAGTCAAGCAAGCAAAAGCAATATCATTAAGAATAAGCGCTGTTTTAGGTTCAACCTCAGAAAAAATGTAATAATAAATAACTCTTAACTCTTTCAAATCAAACAAATAAACATAAGAACCTTTTATTCCAACAATTACATCAACAGGCACGTTAGAAGTGTAAAAATCAAAAACCAATTGGTTAGTTGTAGTTTCTCGTGGAATGTTTGTCCATCCGTATTTAAGATCAGGTAATCCAAAAATTTCCTGAGCATGGGTAGGTTCTCTTCTGGTATTGTCTAAATTGGTAGCTAAACCCATCAAAGGAGCTTCAATCTGAACTAAGTCGCCTAATCCTTCATATTTTTTATTCACTTGATATTGCGTAACCGTTCCTTTCTTAGGCATCAAAAAGCTCCTTTAGCAGTATAAGACATACACAAAAGTTTATATTCGTTTTCAAAATACGCCTTCAAAGCGTACTGCAGATCGTTCTCGGCTAATCTTACACAAATTTGGAGAGCCACTAATTCTAAAACAGTCTCAGGTAAATAAGTTTCCACATCTTCTAATGTAGTTAGTTCAGGTAAAGAAGGGACATAAACAACCCTTAATTTTTCCTCATCAATAGTATATTGCTGCGGTAATAAATAAACTCTGTTAGGGGATTTTAAAACATAGGCTAAAGGTTTGGAATTGAGTTTAAAAGGTTCAAATAAACTCGGTTTGCGAACCAAAAGATATTGATACACATCACCTATTAAATAAACCCGCCTTACGGCCACAAAATTATTGGAAAGCTGAACATAAGCGGGTTTATTGCTTAAATCAAAATCCTCTTGGATTGTAAGGTCTAAGTCTAAAGCTACTTTGTTTCGGCTGAAGTTAAGCGTCCGATAAATAAAAGGAGCCTCATCCCAAGCAACAGGATACCTATCAAAGGCCCTTTGAAGATAATTGGCCGCAGTTACAGGCACATTTATTCACTCCTTCTCCTACTTTTAATTTTGCCTTCTGCAATAAGACTTTGATGTATTTTTAAGAAATCTTCATAACTTATATTGTTGCCTAAACTTAGTAAACGGTTGTAGCATTCTTTTAACTGCGCTTCGGTTGTTAAAGTAAAACCAAAAAACAGCTCTGCTATCCAGTCTGGTACTGTGTATTCAGAGTCGGGTGGTATTTCTATCCATTCTTTTTCCCACTTCATTTTCACTTTGATATAGGAATTAGTGTGGTTGTAAAGAACTGCCATCTCAACCTCCTTTAGTTATTCAAAAAGGGCCCAGGGAATAACCCCCCAGGCCCCTGCATTAACATTAAGCTATAGAAGGAACTCCCGTAATTATAAAGTGCGCTCTTGGCCTGTCAGTATAAAGCTGACCAGTGATTAGTGCTAACGAACTCCACGCAAGTTTCCCAGCAACCTGTTTGTTCACCCACTCAGTAATGTAGTACTCAATAGGTGAAGCTCCAGTAAAGAAAATGTGATCCAAGTTGATAAAATAAATGTCACCGTAATAGTTTGTATCTACTTGATAATTTGACAAGTAAGGATCAGGGAATATAGCTATTCCGCCTATGTCTATACCACGTACATTGTATTCCCTTACTTCAGCTATACTTCTGATATCACCCACAATGTACCTTTCAATAGATACAAAGCTTTCAGCTATTTTGTTAAAAGTCATAGTATCTGTAAAAGCAATAGTGGGCATTCCATAAATGTTTCCATAGTCATTCCAGTACTTATTGATACCCCTGTTAATGACCGCATAAATCGGTAATCCAGTCTCACCGCCGGTCAATGTGGAATAACTAAACACAGGAGAGTTCCACCACGGATAAGTAGAGCGGCTAAGACCACCAAACACAGATTGATTGGTCCCATTGTCTATTACGTCTTTAATTCCGTAAAACTTCTGGTCATCAGTCCCACGACTACCCATCAAATCGGTCTGCAAACCTAAAAACAGCTGTCGAACTGCTTCTTCTATTTTTAACTGAACGGTGTCGATAATGTTAAGCGGACTTTCCATAACCAAACCTTCAAAGAACTGGACTTCAAAGGTCTGATACAATCCTGAAGGGGTGAATTTAGCATATTGTACGTCAACATAGTAACTTTGTTCAGTAAATTGACCAGTCGTAAAGTCTATGTATCGAGGTTGCATATTTGCTTGGTTAGTAGCATCAGGACCTCCATACACAGGGAAAATAACAAAATCATGCTGGAATGGTTGACTATCTTGTTTCTCCAAAATCAACTTTAAAAGCGCAGATACTTTAGGCAAATTCTGCGCTAAAGCATAAATCAAAATATTTCGCCTCGTAACATTAAGCCACCTGGTTAGGGTGGCTGAATCCCTAAAACCTCCACCAATATCAGTTACATATGGCGTAATGGGCATAGCTTACACCTCCTTTAATAAATTTATTTAGCAATAGCTTTATATAATTCTAAAAGATCTTCCTTCAAGTTTCTTCTTCCTTCAACCCCAGCATACCTTTCCATGAGCGATTTTTCCCGTTCCATTATCGGCTTACCAGCTACGATATTCTTTAGTTCAGCCTGCTTCTGAGCGTAAAAAGCACAAGCCGTTTCCCATTTTGTAATACCAGCTTCTTTTGCTAACTGTTCCACCTCTGCAAGTTTTTCCCTTGGTATGCCGTATCTGTCCATAATTTCATAGGCTTTTTGTAATTTTTTCTCGTTTTCTATAGTCTGCAATTTAACTTCCAGCTCTTTTGCTTTTTCATCAAACTGCTCGATTTTTTTGCTAATTTTTTCTTCTACTCTTTTTTTCTCTTTTGGTTCGGGAATATAGTAATCGATATTGTACTGCTTAAACATCTGGTTTATTTTTTCACGCCATTCATCATCATATTGAATTTCCTCTAAAATCTTCTCAAATACCTTGGCTAATTCTTTAGGTATTTCCATCCTTTCCATTGTTACTTACCCCTCTTTCTGGTAGGTTTATTAAACTTGCCCTCATACTTTGGATCAGTCAATCCAGGGCAAGCCTCTACGCCTTTTCCGGTAATTATTCCTGAATACTTTTCAGGACTATACACTTTAGTTTTCCCTTTAGCCATTGTTTACACCTCCTTATATAAATATCTTAAATAACTTTGCTCTCCTTTTAAATATTTCTTTTATTCCTTCTTTTAAAATTTTACCAATTTTCATGTTAAACCTCAATTCCTTCTAAAACTCCCTCAGGTATTTCTTCTGTACCAGTTGGCGCTGGTGTAGGAGTAGCCACAGGAGCCGCAGTTGGTGAAACAGGCGAAGGAGTTCCAGCTGTTGGTGCTACCATATTCATCACGCTCTGAGCTTTCATTAATGCTTCATTAACATCTATTGCTTTTCCAACACGTTTCATTATATCAAGCGCTACATCGTTATAATCATCATAAGGCGGTGTAGTAGCTACCGCTTGAGCCAATACATAAATAAGTGCCAACGCTCCCTCTTTCATCACTTCCAACCCTTCAGGCGCAGGACCACTTAACTGAGCACGTAATACATCGGGCGACACAGGACCAGCTTCTAAAGTAGGAGGAACTGCTCCTGGCGTACCTCCTAATCCTAAAGCTCCTAAAATCTCAGTTTTTGGATCTGCCATTCTTCACCCTCCTTAAGTAGTGGGGAGGCGTTCTAAAAAGATTAAAAAATATGTTTAAAAATGTTTATTTCCTGGATTTTTTCCTGGTCGCCCTCTTTTTGCGCCTTGCCATGGTGCACCTCCTATTTTAAAGTTTGGTTAAAGTTAATGTTAATAAACGCCTCCCCACCAATATCATTATAACACCCTTACAAAATTTTTCAATAGCAATTTAAAACAAAAGTTTAAAACCTTCAAGATATAGCCCCCTTTCTGCTTCTCTTCTTCTGATTAAACCTTTTAATTTTCTTCCGCCTGCAAAAACCCACTTTAAAAACTCGTCTGCAGCTTCCAGGTATTCTTGAGCATTTAACTTTCTTCTGAGTGTTGAAGCTTTAAAAGCATAAATTCCAACATTAAAACTAAAACTAATTAATGCATCAAGCATAAAAGGATGAATTTTTACTGTTATAAGAGGAGTTATAGCTTTTTCTACTTTTAAAAGATCAATTATCAAAATAATTTCAGCTTCTTCTTTAGATAAAGGTGTTTTAATGTCTTCATCAGAAGTAATTACGTGACCGTAACCTATTGTTTTTACCCCAGCAGGACATAAATAAGGAACAGGTGAAAAACCTTCAAAGTGCTTAACTAATTCGATACATCGTGGAGTCATTTTTATAATCTACCAAAAACCCTTGAAAAGGCCCTGTGACCAAACCAAAAACTGATAATCGCTGCTACAAATTCATTTTCGCTTGAGGTCCAAATAAGAGGGATAGCCTCTAAGGTTCCTCCTGCTGTTTTCCACATGGCTATTTTCATTGCTAACCAAAAAGCAATCACTAAATAAGTTATGGTAGGTCTGACAGTTTGGTTAAAAACATTAGCTAAAACTTGCAAAGCATCAATCCAAGTTTTTCCAGTATGTTTAATTTCCATGGGGGCTGCGAAATCATAAACTTTTTTATCAAGCTCTATAGCAGCTAAAGCCTTTGCCTCTTCTATCCGTAAGGAAGCCATTTCTCTTTGATATTTTAATTGAAGTTCGAGCATTTCTATTTCTTGCTTATGACGCTGTTTTTCTTTGTAAAGTTTAATAACCTCAGGAATCAAAGAACCTATTAAACCTACAATGCTACCTAAAAGCATGTAATGCCTCCTTAAATGTGACCCTTTTTGTTTATTAAATCAATTAAAAAGTTAAACTTTTCGTCTATTCTGTTGCTCAAAATCTCTATTTTGTTTTCCAACCTTTCGTAAATATTTTCTATTTTGTCGTAAAGAGATTGGATTTCCCGCCAATGTAGGTCAAATCTTTCTTTGCAGTCCTTATATATCACGTCATAATGGTGGTTGTTTTTTCGATTACGTAAATAATCGTAAACTATTTTATACATCAAACCTATGGCCCCGCCTACTAATAGGTAGGTCACCCAGAAGTCGTTCATTTTATCTTCTCCTTTTCTTTTGTCGTTTCTGGGCTTGTTGTTTCCTTGTTTGAGAATAAGCTATAGCTACTGCTTGACGAGGTGGATAACCTTCGTCAATATAATGCCTAACCAAACGGTTGCGATATTGGGACCATGTTTCATCTTTCTTTTTACGAGGTCTTGGCATTTTAACCCTCCTATTCGTTTTGTTTAAAAGTAAACTTTATACGTATCCCAAAAATTTGGGATCCATCTTTTTTAGGTCTCCAACCTATATAAAACCTAAACCATTTACATCTAAAGCTGAACAAAGGCAAAATCAAATTCCAGCTTCTTTGGCTGTGGTAAGTATTCCATTCGGAAGGGTAATTCCCCGTGCCTATCCAGTAGTGGTCAAAATTGTGAAGGGGATTCCTTACAAAATACCAATAAATCCAAGCAAACCAACCATATTTATCAAAGTATCTCTGGGGTGGTATAGGATCATCATAGTTACCAAAGGGATTCCATTTTGAATTCCAAATTTTAAGCAATCTTTCCTTCATCTTTACTCTCCTGCAAATCTAAAAAATCCTTTCCCTTCTATATAAATATCTCCGACACTACCCCATTCTGTTGGTTTTAAAATAACTTCTTCTTTTCTTACAACTGTACCATCTTCCTTAGCTAAGACAATATCAGGTACTGATTCCAAACTTTCAACTTCTATTACGTTTATTACTTCACCAGTTTTAGGATCTATACAAGCCACTCGCATTCAATCACCTCCTTTTTAAAGGAGATAAATTATCTTTACAATACCTGAGGCTCCTGCTCCTCCTGTATAAACAGACCACCAGGGATCACCTGCTCCTCCTCCTCCAGCACCTCTACCTTGCCCTGCTTCGCCGTTTCCATCTCTTCCTCCTTTTCCACCCCTTCCCCACATAGAAGGCTGTCCAGGGTAGCCCATGCCCCCATAATAAAAACTCCCTCTACCTCCTATACCACCACTAACAGATATTAATGTTCCTGATATACTACCTGATACACTTGTTGTTCCTCCATTTCCTCCGTTATTATCTCCGTAACCTCCGCTTCCTCCTGCTCCAATTGTTATCGTCAATGTTTCACCTGGAGTAACGTTTACAATTGATATATCAGTAAAACCACAGTAACCTCCCTCTCCTGCTCTCCCTGATTCGTAACCACAAGCACCACCACCGCCACCACCTCCACCAGTAGCAATAATTTGTAATTTCGTTACTCCTTGAGGAACCACCCAATTTGTTGAAGAAGTGAAAGTAACTGATTGAAGTTGTCCACTGGGCAGGCCTATACCAATAACAGGTATCCAACCTGCATCTATTTTCCCGTCATCTTTAGCTACTGGTATGGTATTAGGAGCAGGTGTTTTGCTTGCATGATATCCATCTGTTTTGTCTGAATCTTTTGCTTTCTGCGTTAATGGATCATCATCTACAAAACACTTAGCTAATGCCTCAAAATTATCATTGGCTTCATTTAAATCTTCCAAAACTTGATTTGTTGCCGTTCCATAATACTCAAACGGCCTTTTGGTGTAAGGCATTGTTATCCTCCACTAAAAAGTATACCAATTCGATCCATCGCTAACTACCCTCACAATTCCATATTGCGCTGTGATGTTAACAGAAGACTGCCCATCGATAGTTTGCCCACTTTGAGGTGAAACGGTTACAGTGTTTGAGGAACTGTCAATTTTCTTGATAATATACTGCCTTCCTGCGCAAGTCGTAGCGTCGGGAAGAGTTATTGTTCTGCTACCATCTGAAGCATTAACAAGAACAACATGATGATCTGCCCCAAGTGTTGTATTTGATGTAACTGTATGTACTCGTGTTGCAAAAGAGCCGTAACAGTGCAATTTGCTACTCGGAGCCGTAGTTCCAATACCAACATTGCCGGTATGTGTAATTGACATTCTCGGTACTGGATACTCAGAAATGGTACTAGACGTCGCAAAATCTAACCTTACGTTCTTACCCCATGTATCTGTCGCATATGCTTCTATGTACGCTTGTCTCCCCCTTTGGTTGGCTTCATCTATATTTGAGTCCCATGTTAGCGAAAACCACAAACGAGCTGCATTTCCAACCTCTTCAGTCTGTTGCCCATGAATAACAACTTCTCCTCTCCCAGTAGCATTTTTTATATGTAACATTCTGGTTGGTGCTGTTATCCCAATACCAACCTTGCCATATATTGTTCCTCCGCTACCTCTGTTCAAATAAGCCGGGAAGGGATCAAGTTCATAATTAGTCCAAACCACTTCAAAAATATGCATATATCCAAAACCAGGTTTTGGAGCTTGTAAAATAATTTTGATTTTTTTTGTTCCATATGCTTGTGTACCAGTCAATAAAACATAAACACCTTGCTCAGCAGGCCAATTGGTTTGAGTATCAGATAATGAAAGCTGATCGTTTGCATCATAAAATTCAACCGTAAATTGGGAAGGGGCATAATTAGGATAAAAATAAATTATAAATTGACGCATATACGAGTAAGCAGTTTCTAAATTGAAAGTAATTGTTACTGGGGCATCTGAGGCATTCCAATAAACGGGAGCACCTCTTCCGTCTACTAATTGACTTAAGCTGCCATAAGCTGGTGTTTTATCTGAAGTTATAGAGCCTCCTTTGTATGGTAAAAATAACAATTGGTTAAAAGCCCCTGGAACAATTAAGGGCAATCCACCTCTACCATAACCTGTAAAATCGGTAAAAAAGCCAAAAATTTCGGAAGGTTGTTTGTTTGAAAGATCAGCACCCAAATATTTACCGCCTGCTATTATAACGTTTCCATTAACTTCTAATGATTCAGAAGGGGTTGTTATACCTATGCCAATCTTATTATTCACAATTAAGTTATCCAAAGTCACATCTTCCGGTAACCAACCCTCATCAATTTTCCCATCTGAACCCGCCACAGGAATAGTGTTTGCTGTTGGGGTTTGTGATGCGTGATAGCCATCAAGTTTATCTGCATCTAATCCGCTTCCTGAACCTTGAGGACTAATCGTATCTGGGGCTTGGGTGCCTGTATGATTAGCCCTGTTCAAATAATAACTTCCTTCTTGTCCGTCCAATTTATCAGCATCCAGGCCACTGCCGCTACCCTGTGGACTAATCGTGGATGGTGGTTGAGTGCCAATGTGATGGGTTCTGTCTAAATAATAACTTCCTTCCTGGCCATCTAATTTATCAGCATCTAACCCAGAGTTGTGGCCTTGAGGGTTAATAGTATTTGGTGGTTGGGTTCCTGTATGATTAGCTCGGTTTAAGTAATAATCTCCGTGTTGTCCGTCTAATAAATCAGCATCAAGTGTTGACCCAGATCCTTGGGGATTAATAGAACTGGGAGGTTGTGTCCCGGTGTGATTAGCCCGATCTAAATAATAACTACCATGTTGCCCATCAAGTAAATCAGTATCAAGATTGCTTCCTGAACCTTGAGGGATCCATCCTAAGTTAATTTTACCTGTACTTTCAGCTACAGGAATTGTATCAGCTGAAGGGGTTTGTGAAGCATGATAACCATCTACTTTATCAGAGTCTTTTGCTTTTTGTGTAGCTGGATCATTATCCACAAAACAATCAGCAAGCATTTCAAAGTTGGTGTTTGCTTCGTTTAAGTCCTGCTCAATCTGATTTTCAGCTTCACCCTCGTATTCAAAAGGTCTTCTGGTATAAGGCATACTACTCCTCCTCCTAATTTTTTTATAACACTGTTTCTTTTAAAATCAATAACCTTCTTAACCTATAACCCCTAACTGAACCAATTCTTCTAAAGTAATTCCTTCTAAACGTCCTTTAGAAGCAGCTTTTTGAATAATATATTCGGCCACTGTTCGAGCCGCCGCTTCTGTTGCAAAACCCTGATAACCGCCCACACAAGGTATAAAAGGCTGATCTATTATGGGAATGTTCCCAATCTTAATACGATACCCCCAACCACCATAAGGGCTTGGGTAAACTTCGTAAGTAAAGTTCATGGTAACACCTCCTTAAGGGTATATGTTTGTAAGTTGCCAAAAATCGTTTAAAATATAACTTAAATACTCAAAAATTTCTCCTGTTCCTATATAAGCACTATTATTTATTACAAAAACAGTAGCGTCTTCTATATCGTATTCTAATTTTAATAGTGCATGCCAAATATTGTTATAAGGATCATAAAACCAAATATCACGCAAACCTCCAGCTATATATCCATAATTTCCTATGTTAAATCCTACTGGTCTAAATCTTGCTGAGGCTGGAAACATGTATATTTGAGTCCAAGTATTGTTTGAAGGATCATATTTCCAAAAGTCTCTTAAAAGTTTAGAAGGAGTTTCGCCCATTCCTACATAACTATATTGTTTTATAGAAAAAGCTGCTGCTCCTCTTCTTGCTTCGCCCCCTAAATCACTCACTTGTGTCCAAGTGTTATTTGAAGGGTCGTAACGATAAAACCATTTACGAGTATAGTGATTTAAATCTGCACCAGTTCCTACATAAGCATAATTGTTTATAGTAAAAGCAACAGCTAAATATATTTGAATAGGAAAATCTGTTATTTGAGTCCAAATATTATTTAAAGGATCATAACGCCAAAAATCCTGAGAAGGACCCCATCTATCTTCTTCATCAACCCATCCTGTTCCTACATAAGCATATTCACCTATAACAAAAGCAACAGCCCAATACCTTCTTATAGGATGATCAGCTATCTGAGTCCAAACATTTATAGAAGGGTCGTAGCGATAAAAATCTTTACAAGCTTCTTCGCTCTCTCCTGTTCCAACATAACCATAGTTATTTATAGCAAAAGAAACAGCTCTATACCTTTCAGCGCCTATAAATTTTGAAATCTTTTTTAATCTTGCTCCTGAAACGGAAGGTTTACCCCAAAAGACCCATTTATTACCATCCCATATGACGTAATTTTTAAAATCAGTATCATAAACAATCTCATAATCATTAGGTGATAATTGACGTCTTTCCTGAGTAGAAAGGAATTTAACTGTTTTTGCTTTTATTAAAGACCTTACATAATTAAATTTTTCTTCAAAATTGGTGCTCATTTTGCTCCTTTACTGATAAACAATAGTTATTTTAAGAAGATATAAATGGGTGTCTTCAACTTCTTCGTTATCCCATGCACCTGTATGCACAATACCTCCCCAATAAACATTATACTCATCAATAGGCCACACAACTCCCCCTGCGGCAGTGTAAGGTATTTCAAAAGCTACTTCCCATTGATTGGTGTTAGGATCATAACTTAAGAAATTACGAGGATGTTCATATTTAGCATATTGATAACCTCTTGTGCCTCCACCTATGTAGCCACGATTTTCTAAAGTAAAACCTACCGCAAGAAACCTACCTACATTTTCAGCATTAGGAATTCGAGTCCAAGTGTTTGTAGAAGGATCATATTTATAAAAATCGCTCAAATTATAAAAAGGACTATATTCATTACGAGAAGCTTTGCCAGCTCCAACATATGCATAATCGCCAATCACAAAAGAAGTGGCCCAAAATCTTCCTGCTACTACTACATCAGGTAAATCAGCTACTTGTGTCCAAGTATTAGTATTAGGATCGTAACGATAAAAATCTTTAAAGTAGTGGCTATACGAATCATCTCCCGTTCCGACATATGCATGATTATTAATTACAAAAGCTACTGCTCCTGCTCTTGGATATCCAGGTAAATCTGCTATTTGAGTCCAGGTATTTGTATTAGGATCATAACGCCAAAAATCTTGAGAACAATTATAAGATGAAAACAATCCTGTTCCTGCATATCCATATCCTTGTAAACTAAAGCCAACTAAACCAGCTCTCTCGCCTCCACCAAAGTCTGCTATTTGAGTCCACACTTTTTCAACAAAATTAAACTTATAAAATTCTTTATAAATTGTCCATACTTGGAAATATTGGCTATACAATCCTCCAGCTCCTATATAGCCATTTCCGTTTATAATAAAGCCTACTGGCAATTCCAAAAGTGATGGGGTGAAGGTTACTCTTTCTACTCTCGATCCATACGTTGACATACCAGTTAAAAAATCCCATTTTTCACCATTCCAAATTGCAAAACATTTACAATCAGTATCATAAACTACCAATCCTTCGTTTTTATAAGCCAAAGCACGTCTTTCTTCTGCTGAAGCGACTATAAAGGAGAAAGGTTCCTTTTTTAATATAACCACCCAAAAGCAAGCGTTATCAAAATATACTTGATCGCCTTTTTTAACCGATGTTAAATCAACTTTTATAGTAAACCATAAAGTAGTTCCTGAAAAAATACCAATTTGGTTAAACTCTCCCCAGTCACTTAAAGCACGAGGGAAAGATATAGGCTGTTTGTTGGTAATATAAAAAGCATCTTCATCTTCATACAATTCTAAATGAAAAGAAGGGGTTATCGGTATTCTTCGATAATTGCTTCCAGAAAGTTCTACTCCGTCTTTTAAAAGCCCAATGTCGGTTATCGAGTTAAAAATTAAGTCAACAAATCCTTTTTTAACTATATCCCACAACATTGTGCTCATTTATTAAGCCCTCCTGATATTCCATCTGCCTTTTGTATAAGCTGAGTACTCAAGCCAAGTTTTAAATCTTTTCCAAAAGTTTACCTTTATATAAACCACAAAATTTGGATATCTTTTTAAACAAATGGCCCCTACAATATCTAACAATATCTTTGCAACCGCTTCTGCAAACCGTAACTTCCACCACAAAAATTTATGTTCAGGATCAGACCAACTTTCAAGAAGTTCCAGTTCTGGAACAGGGAACCAGCGGCCGTACATAAAATCCTGCCAGCTTTTATACTTTGTCCAGCGGTTTGGTATCCCAAAACCACCGCTTTTTATGTAAAGATAATCATATGCTTTACCTAACCATTCCTTCATTTTTTACTCTTTATTTCTTTTTCTTTTCTTGGGCTGCCTGTGCTAAAGCTATAAGCTCAGCCATTTCTTTCTTTTTGATGTATTCTCTCTTAATTTTACTTTTCATTGGAATGGGTAAAAGATCTATCAAAACTTCGGGATCTACTAAGCCCGTCTCAATTAAACCAAACAAAAGTTCTTGGTAATTCATCGCCATAATCGGTGAGGAGGTATGAGCATAAACCTCAACCCTAAAGGGTGTCATTAAAGCGGCAAAACGTGGATCAAAAACTACTAAATACCTTCCCCATAAGCTCATTATATCCTCTATAAACTTTTCGAAGCGCAGGGCTTTTTGTTTAAGATGCGCAGATGCAAACATACTGATCAACTGTGCATGCGACGCCGAACGGACACCGCTTATGTTTAAACCTAAAATAGTAGGACTTAAACCAAGGTTCTCCACCATGTTTTGCTCACACTTGTTTAAAAACGCATAAATAGCATCCAAGCTAACTCGTGGGACGTATTCCTCAACCTTAAGGTCGGGACTGTCAATTAAAACAACACCGTTTGGGGTTTTTAACTGCTTTACTACATCGTCTACCGTTAATACGCCGCCTATTGTAGCCATCACTACGGGAGGGTTGATCATTTTATCAGTCGCCTCTTCAAGCTTATCCAGCCATTTTTTAATGGTCCGCTGTGTCCTAATTACCCGATCACCAGTGCCAACGCCTATGTTGTTCACGCCTAAAATTGGCTCAGCAATATACATACTAAACGGGTAATTGTACATGTCATAAGGACTTACACCATGCTGAACTACCTTATTCCCAATTACCACCGCTCGGCTTACATAACCATTCTCCAGCTCTTTATACCAAACCTCGTAAACATTGATTATTTCACCCGTCATGCTGTAGCTTTGACCGAGGATCAGGTACTTTAAAAACTCAAAAAAGTTCTCGTAAAACTGTTCAAAGTTTATAGGTTCAGCTTCCACACCGTAGCTTTGATTTACAAAAGTTTCAAGCCTCTTCAAAACATTCTGATCGATGGTCTCCAATTGAAGAGTCCGAATGGCAAACATCTCGGGTTGAGCTAATTTGACCAATTCCTCGCCAAAAAGTTTGACCGCTTCAGGTATGCCCATCCTGATCACCCTGACTATACGCTGACTTGGATCCTCTAACTCAAGCTGGGGGTAGTAAAAGTAAATCTCCCAGGGATAAATCAATGTAGCCTTAACTCGCCCTTTTTCACGGGGAGCCAAAAAGATGCCACTTGAACCAAAAATTTCGCCAATCATCGCCGCAAGATAAAACTGATAGTCAAGCCCCAAAGTGTAAAAATTATCACTTAAAAACTTACGAGCTTTTTCGGCTAACTTTAACTCAAAATCACTGGAAGGCTCTTCATCAAACTCAACGTCAAAAATTATGTTGTCACTCGAATAAATAAGGGAGGTCACAAGGTTCACATAACGGCTCAAATAATCCAAACCTTCAGGCGCTTTAAACAGCTCATTGATAATATCCACCCACCTCGGCAGCATAAAACGCCACTGCGCCTGCGCCGCCCGAACCGTATCTAATACCTCCTCAACACTTAAATACGAACCCTGGGAAGCTTTACTTACATCTTCCTTGCGCCTCACCCTGCGCTTCATTTATCCCTCCTTAAATTTTCCTTAAATTTTCCTTTTTTTCACTTTTACACCATCTTTTGTGGGCTCCATACCAACCACCGTAAACTTCTCACGCTTGTAGGGCACTTCATCCAAACGCACACGGCCCATCTCGTCCTTTTGAGCACGCTGAACCATACCTTCTAATTCTGTGGCAGACATGTAACCAGCAGAAGGAAGGGTAGTTTTAATAGGTTGTAAATTTTTGGTGGAACTTTCAATAATGTGCTCAACGGTCTTCTCAATCTCCTTCAGCTTCCTCCGATCATAACGGGGAATCCAAATGTAAGGCATCAGAACCTCCTTTAAGTTACATAATTCATAAACTACCACTTAATATTGTAAAACCAAAAACATAAAAGGCAAGTGGTAATTGACAAAATAAAACGGTGTATGGTAATAAAAAAGCAATGAACCTTTCGTTTGGATGTGAGCCCACAACTAAAATCGAAACTATCAAAATCCAGTTTTGCCCCAACAACCTTCATTACCTTAGCATTGATCCTGGAAGCAACAAATCAGGCATACTTAGCACTAATCCACCTTTAGGCATACAGATAATGGGGGATAAAAATGGTAAATGGCTTTTAACAATTGCTGGATTTTTAATCTGGAATTTTAAATACGAAACAGTGATTATCGAAAACTTTAATATTTACAGAAGAGTAAGAAGTACCGAATGGGTGCCAATCGTTATAGGTAAACTAATCCAACTCTGTGAGTTCTTTAATACACCACACGTCTTAATGTACTACTCCCCAAAACAAAGATACCAAATCCCTTTCGAACACATCAATGATGCGGCTAATTTGCTCGGGAAATGGTTGGAGGGAAGGAAAATTAAATTACAGATCAAGGGATGGGAAGAAATTTAAGGGGTAAAATTTGGATTTGGGGGGTGTTGGCTTGCACCACCAAGCAGCCCAAGCGTAAAAGGACCAGCCAGCCCGCCTAACCTGTCAACCGCCGTTTTACTCTCCAAACCGTTTTACCCTTTAAAGCCTCGTTTGTTCACATAAAACATCTCACATCGTCAAACAAACCAATTTGTGTTTGGCCCATTAAAACGCTTTTTGACCTGCCCAAATGTTTCACAGAATAAAACAGATGGGTGATGCGTGTTTGATCTGACCAAACAAAGTTTGGCGTAGTAAAACAAAAATTGGGTTATTTTGGGGCTTGACAAGTTTAAAAGTTTATGCTATAGAAGAAGTAAAGAAAAAGAAAAAGGAGGAGGAAAATGGAAAAGGTGAAAATTGGTGACAAAATATTAAAGTTGGAAGTTTTGGGTGACATTATAGAGCTTTCAGATAAGTACAGAACGTTTTTGCTACCGTTCGAAAGTTTTGCTAAGAAAAGTAAATATGATATAGCGCAAAAATGTTTTATTCTAAGTGGTGTAGAGCTTAACGACTTTATTTGCTACGATAACGATTTTGAGAATTTGATAGCAAAAATTTAAATCATTTAAAAAGGAGGAAAAAATTAAAAAACAAGCGTTTTGTCAATCAGGCATAAAGAAAGTAATAATTTTTTATCACGAAAGCGAACAATACACCTTGTTTTTGTTTTAAAAGAAGAATCTTAAAACAACTGCTAAGCTTGCCTTTTAACACTTTTTGACCCCTCTCTTCCTTCTCTCCCTCCCCTTTTTTTATTTTACTAAACCAAACAGCGTTTTAAAAACCAACTTTTAAAACACCACCCAGAAGGTTGTCTGCCCGAAAAGCCGCATGGTTGCTTGGTTTTTGTGTTTTATAGAGTAAAACGGTGTTTGATTTTTAACGCCTCATAGCATCTTTATCAAAAAATGTCAAATTCGCTTTGTAACACTCGTTCCCTTTTAAATACGCAAATTGTTACAAAATTGTTACAAGCTAGTTGCAATCGAACCATTATGGTATTGAAATCTTCTAAGGCATTAAGTAATTGAAAATCGCACGAGGCGTTGCAATCGAACCATTATGGTATTGAAATTCTTAATTTTTTCTTTCTTCAAGATTAAGTTGATCTCCGTTGCAATCGAACCATTATGGTA